GGTGGGGTCGAAGCGATCCAGTACCCCCTCCAGGGACAGGACGATCAGGGCCGCGTGCTGGGCCTGCGTCAGGTGGTAGTATTCGGTTGCCGCGCCGCCCTGGAGCCCGTCCAGGATCGTGTGCACCAGGCCCTTCTCCAGGTAGTCCCAGTTGGTGCCGTCGAAGGTGTACCAGCGATCCTCGTCCTCCACCCGCATCGCAGCGCCTTCGGTGGGCAGGAACTCGTCCCAGGCGCCCGCGCTGTTGTAGGTGTAGATCCGGTTGCTCGTCCAGCCGTTCGCGGTCGCGGTGGCCAGGTACCGGTCCCCTTCGCTGGGGGTCACGGGCAGAGCCGCTGTGGGATCGAAGCGATCCAGGACTGACTCCTGGGGATCCTTGCCCCCCATCAGCGCAGCCTCCAGGCTGCCACGGTCCACCCCCAGCACCACCAGCTGCGTCGCGCCGCCGGACGTGCTGAAAGTGAGATAGGTGGTCTTCGCACTGTTCAGGTACAGGGTCACGTCCCCCGTTGTGGCGTCAACGTCCATCACCGCGTTCGCGCGGGTAACGATCGCCTTCAGCGCGGTCATGATCGCTTTGGAATGCCGGTCGTTCAGGTGCGTCCCCGGCTTCCCCGTCAGGTTCTTCAAAACTGCCATGGTCTTCTCCCTTGTTCCTCGGTTCGTCCATGGGGCCCGCCGCCGCAGCAGCGACAGGCCCCGGGATTACAGGTCAGCACCCGCGGGGGGAACCTTACGCCTCTTCGTAGGCCAGGTTCGAGATCTTCACGACGGCCTCTTCCTCCGCGAACTTCGCATCCATGCGCAGGTCCATCACCACGAACACCACGCCGGCGCGGATATCCACGTCCCAGCGGGTGCGGATCTTGCGCTGGATCCCCACCGTCAGGTTCTTCGGCTGGATCAGCAGCGCGTTCGTCATGTCCTCATCGTCGCCCAGATTGCCGGGCATCACCGGAACCTCTTCGATCGGAATCCCCTGCCACTTCGGGGCGATCCCATCCACGGCTGCCTTGTCGCCCACGGCCGTCCCGCGCTGGCCCAGCAGGTCCACGTACTCCGTCTGCGCATCGGAGCTGGTCAGGAACCGCATCGTGGACTTCAGGGCCCGGTACTGCTGGGGCATGGTCTTGTACGCACCCTTCCAGACCGCCTCCGTGGGCATCGCACCGGCCGCGTCATAGACGTTGCTGGTGGCGGACTTCAGCCAGCCGTCCAGGAGATCCAGGAAGGGGTCCGTCAGGTCCAGGTCCGTATCCCCCAGCAGGAACAGCTCGTCCAGGTCCAGGGGGGCCCGGCGTGCCATCTCTTCCAGGATCGTCTTCCGCAGGCTATCGCCTTCGATGTTGTCCTCGAAGACTTCCTCGGGAATGTCCACCTCGGCCGCCGCGAGCACGGTGGACAACTCCACCTTCGACAGCGCCGGCGTGGACCGCTGATCGCTGGTCAGCTGCGTTCCGCTGGTCTTGGGCTTCAGGATCCGCTCCGTGAAACCGATCTTCTCGATCCGGCGCTTCGGGCCGGCCATGGGGATCACGGTCGCCATCTGCATCAGCACGGACCGCTTGATCATCTTCCGGATGAACTTCTTTGCCTGTGCCGGCAGGAGCAGGCCCCCGCTGGTCAGGTCCGACAAGGCCATATCAGCCTTCTGGATCAGGTCCGCAGCATCGTTAACTTTCCGTCCCATCATCGTCTCCCTTGTGTTCGTTCAGGTTGTCGCCTCTTCACGGTGCCCTGCCCCTCAGTCGTCGCTATCGGCCGCGTTCATGTCACGCGGCCAACCCTCTTCGGGCGTGTCGGCGCCCTTCTTCACCTGCGTCACACGGTCGTCCGTGTCACGCGAAGCGCGCACCGTCGGCACATCGGCCTCCAGGCGGCGAATCTCCTGCTGCGCGTCGTCGAACTGGCCCAGGAGCTGGCCTTTCTCGATCTCCAGTCTTTTGACGACGGCTACGAACGAATCAAGCAAGCCAACGGCCTGCGCGTTCTCACTCTTCAGCAGCTGCTTCTCCGGGTCCGCCATGGTCTCCGCCTTCGACAGCAGATCCCGCAGCATGGCCTGGAGACCGGCCATGGCTTCGCCCTTCTGCTCCGGCGCCGCCGCTGCGACTCCGTGCGCCAGCCCGGGGTGCTCCCCCTTGTGGCAGTCCAGGAGCAGCCCGAACGCCTTACCCACAGCCGCCAGCCCGTCCGACAACTGCGACGGGAACACGGACATTTCTGGGATCATCTCCGGGTCCGCCTGGGCCTTCGCCAGCCCGTCCTTCAGGCTGTACAGGAACGCCCCGCAGTGCTCCACCATCATCCCCAGGTTATCCAGGACGATCGGGTGGGCCTTCATCACGGACAGATCCGGCACCACCAGCTCCGGCAGCTCCCACAGGGGCATGAAGGGGAAGTCCCCCCAGGTGCGGGCCTGCCCGTCTGCCTTAACTACGGGCTCCGTGTAGGGCACGGACTTCGCCAGGGCCTGTTCCTTCACCGGCAGGTCTGCGATCGGCACGGTGTCGTCAGACTTGACGATCACGAACGCGGTACCATTGGCTGCCCGGCCCACGATCGATACTTCGTCAATGTCCAGATTCTCCAACCGTGTCACCTGCTTCAGGTCCGTACGTCGTGCCATCTCTTCCTCCGATTATGCAGCGGCTCCCGCCGGTACTCTCTTTCCATGTCCACCGATGCTAAACCCAGTCATGTCGCCGGCCTGCACCTGCTCCCACAGCTCGTCGTCCACCACCAGCCATCCCTGCATCCAGGACCCCTCCGGAACCTTCACGGCCTTCCCGGTGGTGGTCTTCGCAACGGGGATCGTGAACCCCACGATCGCCTGGTAGTTTTCGATCATCAGGGCCCGGCCGTTCGCTGCCTGCTGGTGCTGGATCCCCTCCTGGTGGCCTTTCACCATCCAGGAGAACATGCCGCGCCGGATCTCTTCCGGAGTCACGGTGTCTTTTTGCTTGTCCACCACACCAGGCACCAGCACGAACCCGAACACGAACCGCTCCGGCTCCGCCCCTTCCGCTGCCTTCTCCACAGCCTGGATCAGGTTGAACGGGTGGCTGGTGTCGCCGTCGCCGGTGTCCCCACCTCCGTTCCCCTTGTCCACTGTCTCGTCCGCCGGATCCTTCGACAGGTCCGCAGCCGCCTTCTGTATCTCTTCGGCGTCCCACCCCATCAGGTGGGCCAGGTCCAGGATCCCCTCCTGGAAGGTGGCCCGGGTCTCTTCGCACACACCCGCTGCCTTCAGGACTGGCACCGCGGCCAGGGCTCCAGCCATCAGCTCGTCCAGCTCCACCGCCAGCTCCAGGGCCGGGGCTTCACCGTCCAAACAATCGAACCCGGGGCGCATCTTCTCCAGTGCCACGGCCAGGGCCGCAGCGGACGCCCGCCCGTGCTCCAGGGCCTTCAGTACACGGGGCGCCAGGTCTACCTTCTTCGTGCTCGTTCGCTTCACGCTTCCCTCCCAGTTGCGTATCAAGATCACCGTGGAGTTGCCGGGCCTGGTGCCGTCCCGCTTGCTCCATCCACGGGGGAACTGTTTGGCCTGGACGTTCAGCCCGTCCCACAGGCTCCGGTCCCCGCGGTCTCCGGTGATCACCAGGGCCTTCCCCTTCAGGGCCTTCACGTGCGCAGCGAACGCTGGATCGTCCCATCCTTTCTCGCCCACGGACACATCAAACCCAGCGTAGGGTGGATCCATGAAGTGAAAGCTGCCGGGCCCGTCATGCGCTGCTGTGGCCTTCCGGTAATCCTGGTTCAGGATCTTCACGCCCTTCAGCCGCTTCTTCGCTTCCGCCAGGCGCCCCAGCATGGACGGGAACCCCATGCGCTTGATCCGTTCGTTGTCCGGCCAGGAGACCGTACGGGCCTGCCCGAAAAAACTGATCAGCTTGATAACCATGAACCGGTGAAACCGGCTCACCCGATCGGTGGGGGCGCTGTCTCGAATCGCCCGCATTTCTTCGTGATCTCGAACCCACCACTGCTTTCGCTGGAGCTGTGCGATCTCCGCGTCCGTCACGGACTTCACGAACCGCAGGGCCGCGGCGATCTCCGGGTCCAGGTCGTTCAAAATTTCGGTGGGGCTGGGGTCCTTCGCCCAGAACAATGCAGCAGATCCAGCGAACGGCTCCACGTACGTCGTGTGTTCTGGGAACATGCGAAGCAGCTGCTTCGCCACCACAGACTTCCCAGCTGGAGACCTCCACAGCGTCCGCATTTTCCGGACGTGATCAGAACCGAAGACTTCCACCAGCACCTGGTCCGGCGTCGCTGCCATCAGCAGCTCCACAAGTCCAGCGCTTCCAGTGTAGGTCTCCGGCTCCATCATCACCCCGTACAGGCTGCCAGCTGGCGCAGCCTAGTCGTCTTCGTCGTCCGCGGCTTCGTTCATGTCGCGGCAGTCCCACACCGTGTCATCGGGATCTTCACCCTTCGCGATCTTGTCCAGATCCTCCAGGGCCTTCTCCAGCTCCGCGTCCTTCCCGCCGTGGTCCGTCTTCCGCAGGTCAGACAGGATCCCCGTCAGCTCCGCGGTCTCCGTGGTGGCATCATCGGGGCCCATGGCGCCCACAGCGTCCACGCGCTTCAGCAGGTTCGCCTTCACCGCGTCGAAGCCATCGCTGGGGGTGTCGTCGGACTTCGCCACCAGCTCCTTCCCGCACTGCGGGCAGGCGCCCTTCTTCAGCTGGTCCGCCGCTCCCTCCCACTTGCACCGGGCGCACTTGATCACCTTGGGATCCGGGGGGTCCGCCTTCGTCACGCTCTCCAGGACGACCTGGGCTTTGCGCAGGGTGGCCACCGCATCGCTGCCGCCGGCGGACTTCGCCACGGGCACCTGCACAGGGGCGTTCTCGTCCATGTCCGCGCCGCCGGCGTCGATCGCCTTCAGCATCGCCTGGATCACGGGCTCGTTTTCCTTCAGCACGGCCAGGACCTTCTCCCGGTCCGCACCGGCCGCGGTCACGGCTGCGCTGATCGCCTCCGCCTCCGTCTTCAGTGTGGTCTCCCGGGTGTCCCCGGCCTTGCCCTGGCCCGCACCACCTGCGGCCTTCATCAGGTCCTCCAGCAGCTTCCGGATCTTGTCCATCTCTTCCTCCCTAGTTTGCCGTAGTAAGTACACGCCCGTCAGGGCCAAGCAGCGTTCCCCGGGCGGGCCTTCCACCCTGGAGATTTCCCCTATCAAGTGCGAACATGGAACGCCGGCCTTCCGGCTCCCAGTCCACCCCGTCCAGTCTCTTCAGCAGGAGACCGTGCAGCAGGTTCGCGATCCGGTACACGGACATTCTCAGCTCGAAACGGCACACCTTGATCATGTCCTCACACAACCGCATTCGCCGCTTCAGCTCCCGCTCCGTCGTGTCCCCCAGCATGGGGCGTTCTTCGAATGAACGCACCAGGGCCGCCTCCGTTGCCATCGCCAGGGCCTGCTGCGCTTGCACGTCAACGGCCACATAGTCGTTCCCGAACTTTTCCATAACACGGGGATCTATTCTGGCGTCTCTCATCTGTGCACCTCGCTCCTATTGTCCGAATGGTTCGCCCAACCTGTCAACCGTAACGCAGAAACCGATCACTCCGGCACCACCCGTTCCATGGGCTCAGGCTCAGGGATCACAATCCCATCCGTGGACATTTTCAGCCCCTCCCGCCTGATAAACTCGTCCAGCCAAGTCAGCCAATGCCACAGGTTCGTCCGGTCGAAGTAGTCCGCCGATCCAAAGTATGACGAATAGGGCACCGGCTCGCGAGCGATCATGGTCTCCAGCTCGTCCGCCGCTGGTGTTTGCGAAAGGATCACCCGCACCAGCTCGTCCGGGGTGTCGCCTTTAAACACCACCACCAGAACAATCTTCGAACCCTTCCGAATAATGGCCTGCATACGCCCCCCCTAGATCGTCCCCGTGATCATCGCCAAAGTCAGCCTAAAGTGCTCCGGATCGTTTTCGAACAGCCATACGATCGCATCGTCAGAGCTGAAGTTTTCGAACCCCATTGACAGGACTTCTGTGAATCTCCCATCGTAGTCCTTCCCCACGTATGGGCTGATAAACTTGTCCACCTTCGTCACCTCATTTGCACGATATTTTGACCGCGGAAATAGGTCCTTCAGGCGCACAGCCTTCTCCCCCTCTGTGCGATCCCTCACAAAGTCCAGGCACGCCTGGTGTGCCCTTTCGCTCACGTCTTCCAGGTGGTGCCCGAATTCGTGCATGGTGCTACGTGTAGCGCCTTGCGTATAAATCGTTTTACCGGACGCATCCCATGGTGAATATTTTGCCCTGCCTTTTTTGTACCGCACCAGGAACGGCTCCATCTGTCCGCCGTTCGCTTCGTACCGCCCCAGGACCTTCGGGGCGCGTTGCATAAACTCGTCCACACCCTGGCGGATCCGATCGTTTATAAACATCGGCCTGGTCTTCGTTGGCTTCGACACCGCACGCATAAATGGCCGCGCATCCATGGACGCCAGCACCCGGGAATCAGTCAGAGCCCCCCCGTCCGTGCTGGCATGGAACACGGCGTCCAACAGGGCCCGGCGCTGCTTCGGCAGTAGGGTTTTCCCAGCCTGCGCTCCCTTCAGGCTTTCATCAAAGTACCCCAGGAATCCATCCCATTCGTCCGCCGATCTCTTCCAGTTCACGGTCTCATTCGCCACCCGCTTCTGCGGTAAAGTGCCGCCGTACTTTCCAACCGGGCCAGGCTTCGGTTTGACCGCGCCAGGCGGGGGGATCGGAACCGTCCCGGCCGCCGGCACCTGGATCATGGACACGTCCGGAACGGTGGTGGTTCTACACCGGCCATGAAACGGGGGCAGTCCGAACCCCTGGCTGCCCAGTCCCTGGTCACTCAAAAGTGCCCGGTGGGTTCCCTGCCGATCTGCGTGCCCCATCCCAGACTGCAACACCTCCGCCACTGGCATCACGCGCCCGCCTGGTGGCTGCGCCGTGATCATCTTCCCGGTGGGAGACCGGGGATCTGCTGTCACCCGCAGCCAGGGCTGAATCCTCTTGATCGCCATAGGATCGCCCGCCGCCTTCGCTTCGTTCCGATCGCTAAAATACTTCAGCCCCTGGGCCGTGGGGAACCGCTTCCCGTGCAAGAATCGGCACTGCTCCGTGGTGGCTTCGTCCAGCACCGCTTCGATCACATAATACTGGATCCCGGCCGCATCGTACCCGGACACCTGGCCCCAGCTCCTGGAGTCATTCACCCACGCCATGGACACCACCCGGGCATACTCCCGCGTTGTCCTGGCGATCCCCAGCACATCCTTCTTCCGGTCCAGCAGCTCCATCAGGTCGTCCGCTATCTGGGCCGTTCCCAGGCCGTCACTGATCCCGCCGTTGATTTTCACCATCGCCAGCGTGGACACGTGCCGCTCAAATTGTCCGGCCTGCGTAGTCACGAAGTGCCCGGCCTGCCTGCGCAGTGCCTGCATCGCTGCCACGTCCTTCGCTCCGAACCCGGAAGTGAACATACCCGCCTGCATCCCCAGGGTCTTCTCCAGGACCCGGCGGGTGCCGTCGATCGTCTTCTGGTTCCAGACCTTCACGGACTCCCCCACCATCGGCAGGGCTTCCTTCACCATTCCACCGGCCAGCCGCGTCGCTTCGGCCACCACCTTCTGCCTCTTCACCAGGGGCAGGTTCACCCAGTCCACGCCTTCCAGCTTCCGCAGGGCGTGCGCCGCCCCCTTCCACTTCCTGGGCTGGATATTGTCCTGCAGCCCACGTGCCAGGCTCCGGCTGATCTTGTCGAAGTCCGCGGGCTTCGTGGGGTCCAGGCCGGCCTTCGCCAGCGCCTCCCCGTGGAGCTGCTCCAGGATTGCGTCCAGCTCGTCCACGCCTGCGTCCAGCGCGTCCAGCTCGTCCCCGGGAACCATCCTGGCGATCACCCGCCCCACGGTCCCGCCGGCGCCAGTCTTCACCAGCTCCACCAGGTCCACGGGCACCCAGTCGTGCAGCACGTGGGCAGCTGCCCGCCGCCGTGCGTCTTCCATGCTCCCGTTCGTCAGCACCAGCTGCGGGCCGTCCAGGTCTCGCTTCACGCACACCACGCCACGCGCCGGCGTGGGCCGCTCCTGATCCATCCGGATCCGCAGCTCACTCTCCGCGGAGACCTCGACACCGGCGGGCCTGGAATCCATCCGGATCCGCAGCTCACCCTCCGCCAGGCTCCGCGCCGGCCGCAGCGAACCGCTCCCCCAGGTCCAGAACCCATCAGCAGACTGCTCCACAGCGCAAGGCCGTCCAGGGCGCTGGTCCGGTTCGTGTTTCATGCACACTTTCTCGTCCCCCTCTACCGGTCCCGCCAGGCTTCGCCGTCACCGATCGGAAGGTGCCCGGGCATCTTCTTCGCCGGCACCACCAGCTTCTCCTGTCCGGTTCTCCCAACGTCCACGGCCACGTACCGCCCCTGCCGCCCAACCTGGAGCTTTACCCCGTTCATCATGCAACGGGGGCACAGGCCGCCGGACAGCTCCCCCTGGACTTTGATCACCACCCCCTGCTCCCTGTGGAACGGGGCCTGGCATCCGGTGCACCGCGCCACCCCGTCCATGGCCAGTTGCGCCTGCGCCTGGCGTGCCACCGCGATCCCTGCTTCCACTTCGTTGTCCCTTGGCATTGTCCCCTCCCGATCAGAATGCGTGAAACTCCATATCGATCTCCCGCTCGTCCCTCATGTACCGGCCGGCGCGCTCGTCCGCTTCGTCCTGCGCATCAGCCACCACTTCCTGGTACTTCTCCATAATAGCGTGCACCCCCTCTGTGAAGGCGTCCACCATATCGTCCGTCCCGTACAAGGGGAATTCCATCAGCTCCGTTACCAGGTCCCCCTTCACCATAGACACCACGGAATCCTCCGCGTCCGGGTCCAGGTGCGAAGCGAACAGAACCCGCCCCGTCTCCATGTACGGGGTCACAGCCTCGAGCCTCGCTTCCTTGTCCGTCTTCGGTTTGAACCCGTGGACCGGCATGATCACCGTATCGTCCAGGTACTGGGCCAGGGCTTCCTGGTACCCGATCGTTTCGATCACCACCCAGGACGCGTTCCACTTCCTCCACTGCTCCACCACCATCCGGGCCTGCTTCAGGAAAGTCAGCTTGCGCCGCCCTGCGTCCAGCACGTAAATCTTCCGCTTCTTCCTGGACAGCCCCAGCACACACCAGGCGAAGTAATCCGCCCGGGTCTTTTTGGAGATCGCCAGGTCGAAGGCCACCACCGTCAGCAGGTTATCCGGCATCCGTTCGATTGGTTCGAAGTGCACCCAGTCCGGATCAACCATCACCAGGTCCCCGGACAACGGGATATTTCGGAACCCACGGTCGAAGGCGATCCGCCCGATCTTGTTGCGCCGTTGCTTCAGCTTCTCCCGGGGCCACACCTTCGGCCAGATCGGATCCATGTTCGCATTGATCGCGTACCGCTTCACCGCGTAGCTGCCCTCACGGATCAGCTCGTGCGTCAGGTCTTCCTTGTGCCACAGGGTGCAGATGTACCAGCTGCGTCCGTCCGGCTCCAGCAGGTTCGTCCAGTCGTCCCGGTAACTCTGCGTCACCTGGATCCGGAGCCTGGGGAATTGCAGGGCGTTCCGCCGGTCCACGATATCGTCATAGATAATCAGGTCAGCACGGCCACCCGTCGCGCTGGACAGGACCCCCGCCGCTTCGACGCTGGGATCCCTGGCCTGCCCGGTGCGCTGCACGTAGAACGCGTGCTTGCTCCATTCCCCCTTGTCAGCCGGACGAAGTTCAGGGAACACCCAGCGCACCCGCGGGTTTGACTCCAGGGCCTGCTGGATTTCGTACAGGCGCTCCTTCGCTTTTTTGTCCGACTGGCAAACGATTTTGATCCGCAGATTCGGATTCTTCCCCAGCTCCCACACCACCCGGGCCATTAGCTGCGTGGTCTTCCCGTGGTTACGGGGGGCAACGATCAAGGCAAAGGCTTCATCGCTCCACAGGGTCTGCCACTCCCGGTGAAAATACGCCTGCACCATTGGCGTCCCGTTCTGATCCCGAAAGGCAAACTGGATAAACGCATTGGGGTCCGTGCGCAGCCGCCGGCGCAGCTTCTCCCTGGCGGCGTGCACCCGCACCACCCCCACCTTCACCTTCCGGTTCCGGGCTGCTTTCACCTGGTGGGCTCCTTCTCGCAGGGCACCAGCTGGTCCGGAGCACCGGCGCACACATCGCACTTCATGCACACCTTCTGCCCGCACCTGGTCAGCCTCGCGGCCGGTGCATCCGCAGCGTCGTCGCAGTCAACCCCTGCACCGGTTTCGTCGCAGTCGTTGTGATCCCCGCTTGGCAACTGGACGTCACCCCCTGCACCACCGACTTCCGGTGCCTGTTTGCAGGGTTCGCCGCATTCCGGGCCCGCAGTAGCTGAATCGCACGCCACCACTGGGTTTCCTTGTTCGCAAGCATCGCTCTCCGCGGGGTCGCAGGAAGCACCCCGCGGAGCCCTTGCCCGCGCAGCATCGCCGGCCAGGTCGAACAGCGCCCCCTGCGTCCCCTGCGGCCGCGTCGCCGCCTCCAGGTCCAGGTGGTGCGCGCCGGCCGCCATGCGCTTCTTCGTTGCATCGATCCGATCCTGCCCGTACCGCTGGTACCCGGGGGACCGTTCGCACCCGATAGCATGGGCGCCGAACACCACCGCCCCCACCAGGTGTGATCCAGCTCCTGCGAACGGATCGATCACCACTCCACCAGGCGGGCACACCACAGACAGCATTTCCAGGATCAGGCCCACCGGCTTCTGCGTGGGGTGCCCGCGGTCCTTCGTGGGGATCCGGTCATGGTGCAACACGTTCCCCAGGCGCCGGTTGTGAAACGTCCCGCGCCCCTTCACGAAGTGCAAAACCATTTCGTGCTGCGCCCGGAACCCGTTCCCCATCGCCGGGCTGCCCTTGTCCCACACGATCGTATTCTGCCACCGGAATCCGCTGGACTCGACGACGGGCACCAGCAGCGGGATCATCTTTGAATCGGTGAAGCACAGGTAGGACGCCCCGCCCTTCAGGATTCGAGACAACTCCATGGAAGCCATCCGCAGCAGATACATGAACCCGGTGCTGCCCATTGAATCGTTGAAAAACCAGCCGGTGTCCCTGGCCCGGGCCCGGCTCACACCCATCCCGATCGTCGTCCGCTTCTGTGCTTCCTGGTAGGCTCCGGAGCAGTACGGGGGATCCGTCACGCAGCAGTCCACCGATTCGCTGGGCAGCTGCTTCAGCCATTCGATCGTGTCCCCTTCGTGTATGGTATCCAGCTCCAGGTCAGTCGTCGTCTCCGTCGCTTCGCTCACAGGTTCCCCTCCCGATCATAGTCGTCTCTACTTCTCGCCGCCGCCTTTCAGCACCACCAGGTCCATCATCTCGTCCATGGGGATCCGGATCACCAGTGCGTCCTTCTCGTCCAGCAGCTCCACGTCCGGCATGGCGCCCTTCTCCAGCAGGCCAGTCGCATCCGCCACCATCTTCTGCCGCAGATCACGCAGCCGGCGCACGGCCCGGTCCGGCCTGTTCGCGTCGATCCCGTCCATGGCGCCCTTCCCGCCCTTCTCGTCACCTTCGGCCGGCGCGGGCTCCGCCCCGTTCGTGGAGATCCCCGCCAGGGTCAGGGCCATAGGCTGCGTGGTCCACTCTGCGTCCAGCTCCGGCAGCGGAGCGTTCAGAATGTCACGGGCCACCATCCGCCCCTCCGCCGGCGTCAGCACGTTCGCACGCACCAGCGCCTCCACGATCTTCGCCTGCGTCTCTGCGTCCCGGGTGATCGGCGCCTGCGTCTCGAAGCGCACCAGGTTCATCCCACGCTCCACCAGGAACCGATCGAACTCACGATCGAACTCTTCACGCAGGGGCTGCGCCACCTGGCTTTCGAACATCGCCAGGGCTGCGACGGCCGTGGCCCGGTTGAAGTCCTTCACCGCCCCCCGAAGGATCCGGTGCACTCGCATTGACTCCGCTGCTTTGTCCCGGTTCGCTTCATCGTACCCCTGGAAGACAGCGTCGTTCAGCTGCATCAGGGGCTCCATCTTGATCTTCACCGTGCCGTCATCACCGGAGCCAGCCCCGGACTTGTTCGATCCCTGGGGCACCGCCTCCAGCACCAGCATCTTGTGGAAGTTGCGCCGCCCCTTCGCTTGCTTGAAATACTCCTGAAGCCGCGGCACCACGCCACGGGCCAGGCGCCCACCTTCGACGAATACCACCATCGGGGGGATCGCCTTGTCGTCGAAGTACAGCACGTTCACTTCTTCCATGGCAGTCGAACCCAGGACCGAACGAAGCGCCCCGTACCACCGCGGCGTACCCATCGCCGTCCGGCTGTCTGGAATCTTCCAGTGCACGATCTCAGTGGCCAGCGCGTCCAGCTCTTTGTCCTCCGCCTTCAGCTCCGCCTGGTGCGCCTCCCACTCTGCCTTGTCAGCGAACACCTCCCCGCTGTCACGGCTCACGTACCGCGGATCCCCGAATTCCTTGAACCACGTGCGGGCCCCGCTTTCCAGGAGCTGGACCCAGCGACGGAACCGCCGGTACACCTTCCGGACCTGAACGCTCGTCCCCACCCGGATCTTCTCTTTCACCTCCACCTGCTTCCCGGCCTTCGTCGGCAGCATCCAAAGGGACGAAACGAAGTTGAACCGGGCCGGCGCGCCCTTCCGGTTCCGCAGAACCTCCCAGCACGCGTTGCCCACCCCCTCCCGCTCCGTACGGGTCAGCTTCCGAAGGTCCACCAGGTCCCCGAACTCCACGCAAGTCCCCAGCCACGCCTTCACGCTGGCAAGCTGGTAACGCAGATCCTGCGTGTATTTCTTCTCCACCTTGTCCAGGTCAGCACCTTCAGGGAACACCGGCACCTTCTTCCCCGTACCGGTCCCTGCTTCGTATTCGTGAACGCGCCGCTGGTACTCCAGGTCAGCCAGCCGCTCCAGGTAGTCCTCCCCCTTCGGGTCAACCACTGGAACCGCACGGTGCCCGAAGGCGTCAACAGCGGACACGTACGCTTCCACGCACTGGGGCAGCACGTTGCTGTTCCGGAAGATCACGTACAGCGTCGCCAGGTCGATCGGCGGACGCACCAGGTCATCGATCCCACCCCACGGGTCCGCGCTGTTCCGCTCAGTCGCTCCCCACGTGGCTTCGTTCACGTCGACCGTCGTTGCCTTCACGATCGCCATGCTCGCGCCGTTCTCCACAGCGTCCGCACCCTGGTCCACCACTTCCTGGTCCCGCCCGCTCCGGTGCATCCGTGTGCCAGCAGGAGCCTGCTTCCGTGTCCCGTGCTTCACAGCCTTCCCGCCCATCAGTCCCTCCCGCCGCCGTCCCCGGCGTTGTCGTCGTTACTTGCTGAACACACACGGCCACGAAGAACACGGCACCGATACTGCACCTGCACCGCATTCGTGGAGTACCGCCCACGCCACCGCCACCGGGTTCGTTCGACCACAGACGGCAGCCCGGAACGCTTCAGGTTGTATTTCGTTTGCATCGGGCCAGCCTCCAGGGGGTGGGGGGCAGCGGGGGGCGCGGCCGACAGGCCGCCAGCGCCGGTGTTGCGAACACCGTGCACCACAACAGCACCCCCCAGGCCCCGCTCCGGCACTTGCCGGCGTCTCAGCGCGCAGGGTACCCGTTCACCGAAGCCACGCACGGCTCCGCTACAGCATCACCAGGGACGCCCGCCGCGTTCGTGTCGAGACGAACATGCGTCAGCAGCAGGGCGAAACCCTTCGCGTCCACCAGCTGCACCTCCGCAGCCGCCGTGATATTCGCCGTGTGCGTCGTGAAGGTTCCGCCGTCGTCATAGCTGATCATCAGCGCAACGTCCCAGGACAGCCCAGTAGGACGGACCACTATGGTCTTCTCTCGAAAGTACCGCACGTCCACAGCTGTCCCCTCTGTGGCAGCTACTATCGGAACCTTCAACACGTGGCGCTTCAACATCTCCCAGCCCTCCAAAGGTCAGGGGCAACAGCCCAATAGCAGCCGCAGCCGTTCCTCCCACCTTGTACCACCCGCCACACACCCCTTGCAACAGCCCACCCCCTTCACTGGGCACAACTCGCTTTTTTTTCAGAACGCTTCACCGTGGCGCGACTATAACGATCCGGGCCCCTAAACCTCCGAAAATCGGATCACCCCCCCCCCTCCCTTCGGGGTGCTGGCCGCGTCGAACGCCTCGACTGCACAGCTCCGCAGCCGCGGCAGGGCCCCCACGGTGCCGCGTAACGAAACGCAGACGACGACACACCCCAGGGCTCCAGGCCCGCAGACGGCGCCCCAGGGCCTCACACCACCCCCGGGCTTTTTGTTTTGCGCTGCCCCCCCCCGGGGGTTTCGATTCTGCGATGTCGCGTTCGAAGTCGTTCGCACACACCACGTGGGCTTGCCCGCCAGGTGAACGGCGCGGTGGAGCAGTTGCGCACCAGGTGGGCCGGCGCGGGGCTGGAGCTGTGGCTGCACCTGGTCCGCTCACACCAGGCCACCCGCCGGGCCTTAAGCATCCCGCAGCGCAGCAGCTGCCCAGTCCCCCCCCCCGGGGTCCACCTGGTCCGGTCCATCACCCAGGGCCTGGGCTGCCATGTCCAGCTGGTCCTCCCCGGGCAGGTCCCGGTCCGGGTCCTCCGCTTCAGCCAGGAGCACGTCCGGCATGGTGGCCCCGCCGTCACCCTTCGGTCCATCGGTTCCAGCGGGCAGTCCGTCCACCTGGTCAACAGCCGCCAGATCTTCGGGGTTGTCCACCGGGGCCACGAACTGGACCAAGCTGATCGGGATCTCCCCGCTCTCCACCAGGTCGTCCAGCTCCTGGTCCGACAGGGCCGCCACCATAGCCTCCAGGCTTCCGCCTCCCACCAGGCCCTGCGACGTGGCCCGGTCTATCAGGGACGCCTCCCGCACCAACACCTTGTCCATCTCAGCGGACAGGGCCAACAGGTCACGTACCGCCAGGGGCTTCCGGGTCTTCGCTTCCAACTCTTCCGCCGTGGGCGGTGTCAGCTGGTCCTCCAGGATCCCCTTCACCCGGCGCACCAGGCGCAGGTTGTCACGGATCACGGTGGCCGGATCGTGCTGGTCCCTGTCCTGCGCCTCCTTCAGTGCCCGGGCCATTCGGTCCGTCAGGCACTCCCAGCCCCGGTCAGGCCATCCCCGCTCCACAGCGCGCTTCGCCGTCCTCCAGGTAACGTTTGCCGCCTCCGCTGCGTGCTGGATCGACTGCGTTCGAAGGAATCCTTGCCACAGTAGGTCATACTGTCTTCTAGTGACTTCGCCTTCCGGCCTGGACTTTTCACCGCCTGGTGCTGCTGATCTTTGACTCCTGGCGCTCCTGGAGACGGGGTCCTGTGGTCTTCGTGTTGCTGTCACTGGTCCCTCCTGGTGGTGCTTCCTTGTGGTGGTGTGTCTGTGGGCTCGGTGGTGGTGGACAGCTGTGTGTGTGGTGCGTGTGCATCGTCTTCGCCGGTGGTGGTGCCGTGTGTGGTGGCGGTGCCGTGTGTGGTGGCGGTGTGTGGCTCGGGTGCACCTGCGTCCCTTTTAGTCTCCACTCCGTGCTCCCTTGTTCTTCTCCGTGGCTGGTATCAGCTGGTGTTCTTCCGGCCTTGTGTTCGTGTTCTGTGCGCTCATCCTCTTCCCCCTTCCCCCTTCCCCTCTTCCCTCTTCCTTCCCCCGTTCAGGTGAGATCGTACAGCGCAGTGCTGCGCGCCGTCAAGACGTGCCGGGGTTGCTGTTCCCTCGCACACGTGACGCGCGCTACGCGTGCCTTGCGCGCTTCTTCGCGCCGAAGGCGCTCAGTCTGTCTGTTCTTTTAACTATGTTCTAAGGGAACAGTAAGGAGCGTAGCGACTTACTGGTCCCCTTCTCTTTCAGAACAGGGGTCAGT